CTCCCCCCTACTATCGTTTTCACGGTAATAGGGAGGGAGAGTCCTCGGACAACCCCCCCAACAAAAAATTGGGACCTATTCAATGATTTAAATAGGTTTAGCCCGAGGTCCACGCCGGTTGCTATGCCGGCGGGGCACCAGTCACTGGTTCAGGTCTAATTAAAAATCTGAAGGTTTTAATTGCCTTAGATTTTTAAGAACCCTGTCACCTAAGACTGCGCCCACACGAATGATGGTGTGGGAAGCTCTCTCTGAGAAGATAGTATCAGAAATAGGAAGTGCTAATGTACGTAAGTGCATTGGCCATTCTCCTTTTCCGATAGTGTCAATCAGATAAGCTTGATTCTCTAAAGTCCTATATTTCTCCTCAATCTGTCCGTAAACAGACAGAAGAGGTATACAGGAAACTAGAGAGTCCGCTGCCTCAATAGGTAAGTTTGGCGAACCTGTTAGATCACAAACAAGGTCTTGGGCTAATTGGCCCAATGGTTTACCCTGTTTGAAATCTAAAGGGTTACTCTCAACAAACACTTCTAGAGCTGTTCCACTCAGGATAGAAATACCCTGTTCTGGTGTTAGCTCAGGAAGTAGGAGATTATTTCTCCTAATGATGGCGTTCAAACCGTCATTAGCAGTTATAACTCCTCTCATGACATCTGTCATGATGTCTGTTAAGAATGACCTTTCCTTAAATTCAGTAGCCTTTCTGCTATTGAATCCAAGGACAAGTTCGTAGAATTTATCTATAGTAGCGGGGATCCCGAGGTCCCAAGACCATCCCTTTCGTCTTTCAGACTTTAAGAGTTCAACCATAAGATAAAATTTATGACTAGACTCCGATAAGGCTGAAATGGGAAAGGGGGTGATCTCTTTACCCTTATAGACTAATCTTTTAGCAAACTCAAAAAGTTTGTCTGAAGAATGAGTCTTTAAGTGTGAGACCTCTACTCCAAGGAGTTTAAGGACCTCTAAATATTTATTGGCAAGAAGAGGACATCCAATTAGGATGTCATCTCCTAACATTACATATTTAGAAGTCTTAGGGTCCATTCTTAACTCTTTAGCACACCAATATAAAACATAATGGTGAGCTATAGAGAAAGAATTCCAAGATGAGTAAGCCCCCATCGGATTTCCGCGGGTGTAGTAAATACTGTCACCCCGGTATTCGAATGGGAAGCCTACCATGATGTTCTTCCAATGATCTGAATACTCTTTACCATACAAGGTCTCTAACAGACTCCTTTGAATCTCAATTGGGAACCGGTCCGTAGCATTTGATAAATCAATACTATGGTAACTGGAACCCGGTGAGGTCTTTAGGGTCGTTAGTGACTTTCCATGGTCAAAGGTACAATCTTGCGGAATACGTCGGATGATGTTGAACATGGTACTATGCAGTGGGTATAATGCCTGCTGCGAATAGTAATCCATAATCGCAATCTCCC